GCCGGTGCATTCCCCGAAGCCAAAGCCGCCGCCTCCGGTCTCCTCAAGGGAGCCATACAGACAGGTGGAGCCATTGTCGCAGGCCCGGCCGCCGCCGCCGCCACCATCCCCACCGGTCCCGGCGCTGTAGCCGTAGGCCTCGCCGCAGGCGCAGGCGCAGCCATAGGATTGGGAGCCGCCTACGACAAAGCCCTCGAAGCCTCGGCCAAGGAAAGCGACTTGCTCGATAGCTTCTACGCCGCCAACCAACTCGCCCCAGGCTACAACTCCGCCGGCCAACTCGTCTCGATCCTCGCCCCGACTCCCGTCTCAGTCTCCCGCCTGGCTAACGCCGCGAACCTCATCCGCACCGAGAAGGGCGGAGCCGAAGCCGCCAAGTTTATCAGCGGAGCCCTGGGAGTAGGAGCATCCATAGGCGTGGGAACGGATGTCGCCATCCAAGCCGCCACCATCGGCCTCGACAAACTCATCCACCCCGAGATCAACCCCCTCATCGCCGCCGAGCAATACCGCCAGACAGGCCAGCAGCCGCCGCAACGCCCCGAGTTTGACCCCTCCAGCACCGCCATCTCCGCCACCCTCGGCGCACTCACCGCAGGCATCGGTGTAAAGGCTCGCAATAAAACCTACGCACCCGAGGAGCTTGTCACCCTGGAGAACCAAGTGCGCACCGGCCGCGCCAGCCGACAAGATGCCGAGGACTACAATGTCATGCGCCAAGCGGTGCAAACCCTCCGCGCCGACGAACGCCTCATCGACGCTCAAGCCATCCGCCGCGCCACCGTGGACGCCGCCGGATTCCGATTCCTCGACACCACCGAGATCATCAACCCCCGCTTCCAGCAAGCCGCCCTCGCCGATGCCGGATTCACGCCCCCCGCCGGCCGCGCCGCCATCCCCTACGCCGCCGAGAACCCCGCCACCCCCAGCGTCCTCCCCTCCAGCCCCGCCGCCTACACCGGCCAAGCGTTCCTCAACCGTGGCGGCGCGGCGCCAGCCTTCCAAGGCGGCAGCAACGCCCTGCCCGGCCCTGAGGGAATCCAAGCCCTGCCAGGACCGGCAGCAGTTAACCCCCAGGTTAACCCGCCCGTGGTATCAAATGATACCTTCGACCCTTCGACCGCCGTTGAGATTACCCCCAACGCCTCTGCCCCAGTGGCAAGCGCAACAATAGCGCCTGAAGCAACAGGCTCACCCGAAGTGATCAGCGGGGAGGGGCCTTCTATTTCCAGCGTGGAGGGAATGCGGCCGGTTTATTTTCCGGTCAGCGAACTCAAGCTCTCCAAAGATGTGCCGAACTTCAAGGAGGACGCCGACCCAAACACCGGCGTGGTGCGCGGGAATGAGCTGCAAGGCAAGGTGGACGCACGCAACCTTGCCCCGATCCAAGCGTGGCGCAGACTCAATGGCGATGTGGAGGTGATCTCCGGCCGCCATCGATTTGATTTATTCCGCCGCAACAACGAGCCTGTCATACCAGCGCAGATTTACAACGAAGCCGATGGATTTACCAAGCAAGACGCATTAACTTTAGACGCAGAACTCAATATCCGTGATGAAAATGGAACCACAAAAGACTACAGCAACTACTTCCGAAACGCCGCGCTCTCCTATGACCAAGCAAGAGAGAGAAGCCTTCTTTCGCGGGCTAAAGGACGTGCCGGATTCAGTATCGGGGCGATGGGCTCGGATGATCTCTACGCGCTACATCAAGCCGGAAAACTCTCCGACGCCAAAGCCGAAGCCATAGCGCTCGCCGCGCCCCGCGACGTTGACTTGCAACGCATAGGCCTCGCCTACGCCAAGGATTTCTCTCCCGAAGCGCTCACCCAGCTCATCCGCACAAGCCAACGCGCCCAGTCGCCCTCCGCCAAGCAAGGCGACCTCTTTGGCAACTCGGACGAGAACCTCAACAAGGCCGTCGCCCTGGTCAAAGCCAGCCAGGCAAGGATCTCTCAAATCGATAATCAAATCCTCTCCGTCAAAGGAGCGGTGAAACGCCCAGAGGCCGCAGCCAGCATGGGCGTGGATGTCAAAAATCCCGAGGCCATCCTGGCAAAGATCGCCGAGCTGCAACTGGCCCGGGAAAAGTATGTGAACTTCCTCGACGACCCAGCCACACTGGCCGAGGTGCGCGTGCTGGCATTTGGCGAGGAGCAGGTGCCGCTCTTCACGCAAACGCAAGACCCGTTCAACCTCACCAGCGACCCGGTGCCGGCGCCCGCTACTGCCGTCGCCGAGGAGACAGAGGCCGCCCGCCGCGCCGCCGCAATCCGAGATGGCTACGACAGCACGCCCTCGATGTTTGACGCAGGCCCGTCCCGCCCTCGCGGCAAGTCGATGGCCGACGCCGGACCGCAAGCGCCGGTCATGCCCGCAGCGGCCACCATCCCCAAGCCCGCGCTCAATACCTACAACGACGCCCAAATCTTTGCCGACTATCCCGACGCCGTTGGCGTAGTGCGTGCCATGAATGGCACATGGACCATGCCGCTCATCCTCGGCGGCCTGGACAAGGTGCCGGTGGTCGAGATGCCCGAGGCGGTGGAGTTTGTCAAATCCCTCTCCGGCGGCAGCCCCACGGTGCAAATACCCCGCAAGCGCAATGCGCTGGGAAGTTTCACCCCGTCCGGCCAAGGCGTCATCACCCTGCACCCCGACCTCATCAAAGCCGGTGGCGAAGCCTCGGCCATGATGACCTTCATGCACGAGATCGGGCATCAAATCCAATTCATGGACGACTTCCGCATGGAGAAGGGGAATCTCCTGGGAATCATCTCTGGCAAACCAACGCTCAAGCAAGGCATCCCGCTCGATCCGAACCCCGCGCCGGTGGAAGGTTTTGCCTACAGCCAGCAACCCATCACCAGCAAGCAACGCGATGGCATCCGCACGAAAGCCGAGGCCGACCTCCGCGCCTCCCTCGAAGGCGAGGTGCGCAAGGTCATCGTCAACGAGCCCATCTACGCACAGAGCGGAGTCACCCCCGAGATCGTCAAAGGACTCTTCGGCCTCGACGGCCGCGAGCAGTGGCCGGAACTCTACGATTGGTTTGCTCGGCAGGATGGAGCCGTAAAAGCCAACATCGTCAAGCAGGCCATGAAGGGAATCCTCGACACCCGCCTGGCAAAGTTCCAAGTGCAAGGCGCTCAAATCGGCACCAACACCCGCGAGGAAACGCAGACCGTCGGAGGCCGCGAGCCGACCCAGGACGAACTCCGCGAAGCCTTCCACTCAGCCATGCGCTCCGAGATGAACGCCCGAAATGTGGCGGACCTCAAATACATCCGCCAAGAACTCATCGACCTGACGAAATGGTGGAAGCCCTTCGACATCACCCGCGCCACCCCCGAGCACCTCGCCTACCGCTTCAGCCCCGAGGAACTCTTCGCCGACGCCATGAGCGTCCTCCTCAACAGCCCCGCCGACCTCAAAGCCCGCGCCCCCATTTTCTACGACACCTTCTGGAACAACCTCGACGCCCGCCCCCAAGTCAAAGCCAAGCTGGTGGACATCTACGACCGCATCAGCAAAGGCCGCGACGCCGTTCTGGACAAGCGCCAAGCAAGGGACTGGGAGAACTATGGCAAAGGCGACCAGGCATTCCTCGATGCGTTCAATAAAGCCACCTCCCGCCGCGAATCCCTCACAGGGCTTTGGGAAGGGCTCAAGGATCAATACTACGACGAATTTTATCCGCTCACCTCGGCCATCGAGCAAGGCCGCAAGGAGGGCAAGCTACCGGCAGCCTCGGCGGACCCCTACCGCTACCTCACCGAGGAGCACCCGATGGCCGACGGCCGCCTGCAACTCCGAATGATCGATATGCAGCGCGTGCTCATGGGCCTCGATAAGGTTGGCCTGCCGCATTACAAGCTGGACGATTACCTGCGATACACCCGCATTGCCTTTGAGAAATACGAAGTCACCAAAGAAGTGGACGGGCAAATGGTCACGCTCGGCTACGAGTTGAGCCCTACCAATTTCAACCCCGAGGGGGAAACCCAGCGCACCGCACAAGACCGCCTCGACTACATGCAAAGGAATATGGCCCCAGAGCAGTGGGCCGCACTGCAACAATCGGCCAAGGATTTTCGAGATCAATTCCAGGATGTCGTCAAATTTTACTGGGAAGAGGGAATGCTTTCGGACGAGCTGTGGGAGAAATTTAGCACGAACGATAACTACGCTACCTTCACGGTCATGGAATATGTGAAGGGCTACACCTCAAGCCGCATGGTATCCAGGCAAGGCACGACCAAGCCCATCTACCGCCCCACGGTGGAAATGCCCAAGAAGATGGTGAGTATGTTTCGCGCCGCTCAAAGGAATAAATTTAAGCGCGTCATGGTGCCGCAGCTTACGAAGGTAAATCCTGACATTGCCAAGCCTGCGCCCATGAAATTCAACGGCAAATTCATGGAGCCGCAAAAGCCTACAGAAGACGGTTACGAACTCGTCACATGGCGGGAGAAGGGCCAAACCGTAGGCGCTCATGTGCGCACCCGCTGGGCCGAAGCCGTCAACCACCACTCCCCGGCCATGGGAGATGTCATCCTCAAAAGCCTCAACTGGGGATTCCGCGAATCCGTTTACAAGCTCATCATCCAATACAACCCGAACTTCCAGCTTTTCACAGGACCGGTGAAAGATTTCGGCAGGGCTCTGGTCAACCAACCAGGCGGCATCAAAGGCAGGCTGTCCCTCATCAAGAACATGACAAAGGATGTTCTGGCCCTGTCGCAAAGCCGCGACGGGCGCCGCGTGCTACTGGAATTCACCGGCACATCGCTCGCCGGTATCGTTGGAGCTACAGGTGGAGCCGCCCTGGGAAGCGCAGCGGGCCCGGCAGGCATGGCCCTCGGTGGAGTCGTGGCCGGTAATGCTGCAACCTATGCGGGATTTTTTGCCGGTCGCATGTTTGCCGCCGCCATCGAGACACTGCCATGGCTGCCGGACGATCCCTCCGCCTCGGTGGATTGGGCACGCGGCGACCTGGGCCGCAGCGCCCTCATGCGCGAAATGATCGAAAACTACGCCATCGGCGGGCCTTGGGCCTACCTCGGGCGAGGCACGGCCACCAGCAATCCAGACAAGGCCATCGATGCGCTCATGGCTAAATTCAATGTCGGTGGGGAATCCAAACCACTGCCATGGATTTACAGGCAGGTTGCCAACTATTTCAACGATGTCGAATTAGCTGGGCAAATCCTCCAAAACATTCCCAAGACATCGAGCTACGCCGTCAACACCCGCACGTTGAAGATGCCCAAGGCCAAGGCCGCTTATTGGGTGCGCAACCATATCGGCCTTCCCAACACCGCCAAGAAGGGCAAGCACATCGGCAACTTCCAAGCCCTCGCCCCGTTCGCAAACATTTTTGTCCGCTCCTTTGAAAGCATGGCAAAGCTCCTCGGCGGCAAGGAGGCGGCCACCATGTCGCGCAAGGAATACCTTCTCGCCTATTTCCTGCTGGGGTTTGGAGCGATTCAAATCCTGCAACGCATGGCCAAGGAGGGTATGCTCGGGGAAGATCTGGAGAAAGCCTATGCCGGAGCTAGCGAATACGACATCACCAACAAAGTCGTCGTTCCCCTGGGCACCGTCGATTCACCGACTGGTTCAAAGTCCGCGCTTATGACGCTGCCGGTGGATGATAACCATCGCTGGACCGGATCAATCCTCTCCAAAACCACAAAGGCCATGTGTCGCATGGCGCAAGGCCGCCCGCTCGACATCGGCGGTCTCGACATTCTCACTGGCATGACGGCATCTTTGCCTGGGCAAAACCCCGTCATCGAGATTGCCGATAAGTGGAGCCAATTTTTCAGCAACAAGGATCCCGTCGACCACCGCAACCAACCCATCCTTTCCGAGGACGAGAAGAAAGTGGGCGGGCTCTACGCTTTCAAGCCTATGCTGGGCTGGACCCTCAAGGAATCCGGCGTGGCCAACTTCTTCAAATACGATGCGAGAGCTTCGACCTTTACCGAGGCCGCCGTCGGTTCCGTGCCGGCATTCAACCGGTTCTTGAAAATCACCGACACCGGCATGCGTGAAGACCAGCGCCAAGCGGAAGACATCGAGGGCATCGTCAAAGCCAGATACCGCCTCAACATGCCGCCCCAAGTCACCGCCCTACGGCAAGAATACTTCTGGCTCCGCACACGCGGCGAAGCGCGAACCATGCGGGAGAACGACCGCTACAGCGACCTCCAGGTATTTGAAAACCTTTTCCAGCAAAAGCTCGAAGAGGCCGACACTGAGGAAACCCTGGGGAATCATTCCAGCGCCCAAAACGCCATCCGTGAAATCATCCGAGAAAGCACCGCCTCCCCCTACAGCCGCCGCTAAAGCGGCTTCGGGCGGTTGATGAGATTGTGGTAGTGATTAAAGGTGGTCTGAATGTCCCTGTGCCGGAGCAACCGGCTCGCCACCTCGATGCCATCCCGCGCCGCAATCTGCGCCCCGTATTCCTTGCGCAAATTGTAGGCTCCCTTCTCGCCGTCGGGAATGTAGAGCCGCACAAATTCATTGATGCCGTAGTGCGTGACATTGTAGGCATCCGTCGGGCTGGTCCGTGGCAGAACATATTCGCCCTCTTCACCCAGCGCCCCCTTAATCAGCCTCAGCATCCTCGCCCGCATCGGCACCCGGCCGCTGCGGCCCTTCGGTGCCCAGTCATCCCGCTTAATGAGCACCAGGTCCGCCGTCCCGTCAGGCTGCCAATCAACCCAGCTCCATTTGAGATATTGCACCTCGTCATTGCGCAAGCCCGCCTTGCGCATGAGCCAGTAAACCGCCCAGGCCCGCGCATCCCGCCGGCGCAGCGGGATCCTCGCCGCCCGATCCATGCGCCGCAGCGCCGTGCGGTCAATAGGCTGATAACCCTCCGTGGTCGCCGAGCCCCCCGACACCGCCCAAAAATCCGCCAAGTCCGGCAGTTTGAGGTTTTCAAAGAGATAAAATCTCTTCCTGGCAACGATACTCTTGATTGTCTGCACATCGGTATGGATCCCGCTTTCCGAGCGCCCCGCCTTTTTCTGCGTGGCAATCCATCCCCGCATCGCCGAAGCCGTCAACACCAGGTGCGTGCTCTGCTCCTCCCAATCCTGCCGCCCCGTCACCTCCCGCACGAAAACAGCAAACCGGCTCAGGCTCTTTGTCCTCGACGCCGCCGGTCCATGCTCCTTGTAGATCTTCGCCACCTCGCCGCACTTCGCGTAGCCCGGCCTCTTCACCGTAGCCGCAATCTTGTGCGCGTCGGCCGTCGCCAGTGCCAGGGCAATGGCCTTGGCCTTCGCCAGCGCCTGCGCCCGCCCAGCCGCAGAAGGGATCCGCACGCCAGTGGATTTCGCAACGCGCCGGCCGTGTTCCTGCACGCGGAAATACCAAGCATTTTTCGCCGCCCGCCACTCCACAGTAATCTCGCCATGTTTTCTCATAATTTTTTTTAGTCAGTCAGAACTCAAAAGGACACCACTCGGGACACCACTTTAGGTAGCCACTTCCCCCCAGAAAACACAACACATGAAAGAAAGGATAGAAAGCCCATTCACAAGTGCGCCCCACGATCTTCTGATCGCTACGTAGGTAAAACGGCACAAGGATGCCACTTTGAGAGGAAGGGGGAGATGCAGCCGGAAAGACTCGAACTTTCAACCTTCTGATCCGTAGTTTGTTGAGGGTGCGTTGATTGTTAGTGTGTTATGGTTAAGGTCACCACTTTGGAGACCACTTGCTACTTTCGGATTTGGCGCCATTCTTCGGGGTCGGGGCGTTCGGGGCGGCCGGTGGCGGTGTTGAGTTGGCGGCGGATCCAGGCGCTGAGTTTTTCGGGCTTGGCGGCGCGGACCCAGGCGCTTTTTTCTTCGGGGTAGCAGAAGAAGAGGATTTTGCTGGTCATGTTTTCGGCGCCTTCGGGGTCTCGGGCGTTGTTGCGGTTCCCGGTGTTGCCGTGGGGTTCGTTGAGGTCGGGTGTCATTTTCGGTGGAAAGAGCGTGCTGGAATTAAGCTTATGCGTCAGGCGCGGGGATCGAACCCGCGCCGGGTGGAGGTTAGGCGCGAGCGAATTGTTGCAACTGTTGAACACTCCAGTCGGGCAAATTCAGATAATTCTGAATTGCGGCACGAACTGAATAATGGTCGGAGTTATCGGAAATCTTTGTGCAGGCGACTCCAGGGTGACGGCTCAAAACTCGATAGTTGTGGATGTAGATTTCAGGCCCGGATTCAGCCATGGCATCAGCCATGAGAGAGTGTTCCAGAGCAACGCGCAGCGCGGAGTGCAATTCAGCGTGATCTGGAGCGGATGTTAGGGCGGCGATGATGTTTTCGGTGGTTTTCATTTTTTTGATTTGGTTTGGTTTGGCGCGGGGATCGAACCCTCGCCGGTGGGTATTTAAAAAGTTTCGCGGGTGCTGGCATCGTCCCACTCAGCGAGGTCGTGGACTTGGGAGGGGACGTCGCCGGTGAATGTGTCGTGGTCTTGGCCAAGGTCGGTGAACTGAGCTTCCCAGTTGTCGCCCCAGACGCGGAGGCCTGCGGCGTTGAGTTCGGCGTTGAACCCTGCGGAGATCAGGGCGGTGAGGGCGGATGTTTTGGTTTTCATTTTTGGTTTGGGTTGATTTGGTTTTTTGTGACGTTTATTTGGCGGGCCTGCAAGGGCCAAAAGAGCTTGGATTGGTAGTCGGCTCTCTCTTCGTCCTCGGCGGCGGCTAGGGCGGCCTGCAGCCGGGAGTAGTCATAGTAGGAGTTGTGCTGCAGCACGCCTTTGGCGGCGCTGATGAGGGTGTCTTCGGTTTTCCTGGTCATCTTAGATTGTAGGGTCGATGAGGGTTGCGGTGAGTGCCAGGGCGAGGAAGGCGATGATGCCGGCGCCGAATGCGGCGGGGCCGTGGGCGAGGGCGAGGCTGCCGCCGATGGCGAGGCTGCCGCATGAGGCGGTGGCGAGTGCTGCCGCGAGGATTTTTTTGGTTTTCATTTTTTCGTTCCCGGATTCGCCGGGCCGATTTTTGTTTTCCAGATTCGCTGGACCGAGGCGGGCCGTGGTTGGCTCGCTTGGGAATGAACCTATAAAGGATCAAATGGAGTGCAAGGATTATTTTTGTTTTTTTGAAAATATATTTTCAGAAAACGCTTGACAGCTGCGAAGGCTGATAGAATGGAGCTCGGCGGGTGGCTAGGGAACTTTTGCGAGCGGTTTTTTCTTTTCGTATCCCCAGTAAATTTCTTGGACGGGGGAAATAATTGCGATGCGCTGCGGGGGCATTTCGTCGGGTCTGAATAGCTCTGAGGCGCGGTCGCCGTTGCGCCAGCGGGCGCGGAAAATGTGGGCGCTTGCGCCGGTGTAGGGCCATCGAGGGCGGCCCACGCTGGTGAGCTCTGGGCGGATTTTTAGGGTGACAGGTGCGGCTCCCAGGACATTGCCATTCCAGTCGACGATGCCGCCTGGCGGGCTGGTTTCGATGAGGATTTCAACGGGCTGCGCCACGGGCTCGGCGCGGCGGGTGATGGGCTCAGGTTTCGGGCTGGCGCACGCAGCCAGGAGGAGAGCGAGAGCGGCAAGGAGTGGTTTCATGGCTGGTGGCTGGTGGCTGGTGGCTGGTGGCTGGTGGCTGGTGGCTGGTGGCTGGTGGCTGGTGGCTGGTGAGGTCGTGGATTTGTCCTATCCAGTTTGGCGGGAGCTCGTGTGTTTGGCTGTTGAGGATCCACCATCGAAGGTCGCGGATGGTGTGATGAGGTTCGGCCCCCCGCTCTGGGGCGCGGCTTTTCCCGATTTTTTTGTTACTTCTGTTTTCTTAGTGATGCCGTAAATCGTGGCCTCAGCGGCAATTTCCATAAGAGCCTGCCGAGCCCACTGGCTGCGGGAAACTCCGCCTGCTGCGGCGAGCCGGTCTATTGCGGCGCTCGTTTCATCATCAATCGTTGTGCTCACATTTGCCATCCCTTTGCCGGGACCATTTGGCGGTTTTTTTCTTTTTGGCATGTCTGAATATAAATCAAATTTTACTAAAATAAATTTTTTTGTTGCGATTCTAATTAGAACATGACAGGAAATAGTGAGAAGTGAGTATTTCACCCCACTTGTTATGACAAAAATAGTTCAAACCAAAATTCCCGCAGAGGTTGATGCAATCATCACCGCACTGGCTAAAACCCAGATGGTGAGCCGGGCCGCCGTTGTGCGGCAGTTGTTAGTTAAAGCCGTTTTCAAAGCCCGCGATCAGGAGGGCCAAATATGAGCCGGTATCTCTGCACCGCAATGGATCCGCTGCGCGGTCCGTTTAGCGACTACGTGGACGCCATCAGCCGCACGGCCGCCCGGGTGCGGTTTTTTGAAATTTTCGGACTCCGGCCGTTTTTTTGCGTGGAGGTGGACAAGTGATCACCCCTGATGCGATCCATTATATTGGCTGGACCTGGGAAGCGGTCTGCGCAATCGGGCCGCTGGCGGCGCTGGTTGCGCTCGCCTGGAGGGTCGGCACATGATCGAGCAGCATTATTCCCCGGCGCAGCTCTGCAAGCTGTTGGGGTTGTCGAGGACGGCGCTGCATGGGCGGCTGCACGATGGGACGCTGCCGCATGTGCGGATGGGGGATCGCATCTTGGTGCCGGAGTCGAGCGTTAAGCGGGCGTTGGATGCCGGCCGGTCTGGGTCGGGGCTCTATAGCCGCCCACCTCGGGGGTTGGCGTCTACCCTGTAGCTGGCGGGTTTTTTGTTTTTTTATGGAATCCACCCCCTTGCAATCCATGCAGTCTGCCGAGTCTGCCGCGCCTTTTCTTTTTTCGGAAGAGGAAATCGGGGCGGAGAAGCTGGAAGCTGTTGGGGAGTTCTCGGGAGAGAGGTTGCTGACCCGCCGCCCGGAGACTTACCGGGCCGTAGTGCGGATGCTGGCCGAGGGATTGAGCATGTCGAGCATTGCCCGGGCGCTATCGGTGAGCCGGAACACGGTGGCCGCGGTGCGGGAGCGGGAAGGGTTTTCTATAGAGCAGGAGAAAAAGGATTTGTTGAGGGATGTGCGCCGAGCTGCGCGACTCTCGGTGGAGAGGGCCATCGAGTTGGTGCCTGGGATCCAGAGTGCCAAAGACGCGGCCATCGTGGCTGCGGTAATGATCGACAAGATGCAGCTTCTCAGCGGGGAGGCGACTGCCCGGGTCGAGCGGGTCGAGGTTAGCCAGGACAAACTCTCGGAGATGCTGGCGAGCCTGCCGCTCCTCGAGGCCGAGTTGGTTCCTGTAACCGGTCCACACGGGAGCGGGTCGGGACAAAAGGGGCCGGCTGGATCGGGTGCCGGGAGCGGATCGGGATGCCAGCCGGAGCTGGTCTCTGATATGGAATCAGAAGGCTTCGCCTACGCAGAAGGGTTGCGGGTCGCCACTTTGGACACCACTTGCGCCGTGCAGCGGGTCGATGGCGAGGCCGTGGTGGTCGATCAGGAGGGGGGGGAGGGGGTCGGATTTTCGGACACCCCCCCCACTATACCCACTGGTTTGGGTGAACAGAAAATTTTTAGCAAAGGGTCTTCGTCGCAGGAGGCCGCTGAGGAGCTTTCCACTAACTAACCTTATGTCATCCCACAAATATAAAAAAAACGCGGCGGAGGCCGCTGCTGTGCCGCCGGAGCCGGTGGCTGAGTCGCCTGTGAAGGTGAAGGTGTATCGCCCGACGCTGAACCGCCACTTGATGCAAGTGCAGATTCCCACGGGCGAGGCGGGAATGATGCGGGTGGAGCTGATGCGGGTGAAGGACAGCCGCTTCTACCGCCCTGGAGAGATGGTCCCGGCGATGGCTGGGGAGCGGGATATCTGGCTGCCACTGAAACAACGGTTTGCGCCTGCGATTGGAACTTTATGAAAAAAACAACAACCCTGTATCAAAATGCGGCTGTGAGCGTTGCGCTTTACCGTCGTTTTCTTGAGCAAAAAAAAACAACCGCGAAAAAATGAAATTACCCACAGAGAACACAGAGATGGAGTGGCGGGATGCTTCAGTGACGCTTCCTAACGATGAAGAGACGGTCATCATCCACACAAGGAATGGTGAAGTCTGGACGGGATTCCTTGATGGCGATGTCTGGCGCAATGTCGCTGGCAACAGGATTTACGACTATGACCCGGTCTTGCATTGGATGCCGCTGCCGAATCCCCCGAAGGAGGCGAAATGAATACACGATTGATTGTCATCGACACGGAAACGGGGGGGTTTGACCCCTCGAGGCATGCGCTCTTGAGCGTGGCGGCGGTGGACTCCTCCGATAACGAGGCGTTTACGGCGATTATCAAGCCGAATCCGGAGTGGATTTGCGAGCCTGAGGCGTTGGCGAAGAATGGCTTTACGCTGGATTTTCTGGAAAAAAACGGGCGGCCGGAGCGGGATGTCATTCAAGACCTCGCTCTGTGGCTGGGCACGCGCCGGTTCTCGGTGCTGGCTGGCTGCAATGTGGCGTTTGACCGCGACTTCCTGCGGGCGGCGTTTGAGCGGCATGACCTGACTTGGCCTATGGGCAAGATGGTGGACCTGCAGGCGGCCGCGTGGCTCGCCTATGAGGCGGGGGCGCTCAAGCTGCCTGTGGGCAAGGATGGCCAGCCTCGGCTCAACCTGGACCACATAGCGGGGGCGCTGGGGTTTTCCCGCTCTGGCAAGACGCACAACGCGCTTGAGGATGCGCTGATGACGCTGGCGTGCTTCCACCGCGTGCGGCGGACGGTCGAGATGGCCCCAAGGATTCTCACTGTATGAGCAGCGTCGATTTTGACCAACACCAGACGGTGGCTCTCAAGGATTTCTCGTTGCAAGCGCTGCACGGCTGCGATGCGCGGGTGGGCTTGATCTCGGTGCGACAGAGCCAAGAAGTCTCGACGGCGTGCGACCGGTGGCTTGCCTCCAGGGGCGTGCGCACTGGGAGCTTTGGGGGGAATTGGCAGAGCCAAAAAGGAAAAAAAAAATAGTATGTCAAACTGGATAAAAATGCGCAGCAACCTTTGGGATGATCCTCGGATCGCCAGGATTTGCGACATCACAAACAAGCGCGAAGCTGAGGTCATCGGCGGGCTGTATTGGATATGGTCAATGGCCGACGATCAGAGCACCGATGGACGGCTTGAAGGACTTTCCCTTGGAGCTATCGACCGCAAGACGGGAATTAAAGGACTCGGAGCCACCTTGGTAAAAATTGGCTGGATTTTGGAAAGTGAAGATGGCGTTGAGATTGCACGCTTTGATGAACATAATGGAGCGTCTGCAAAAAGGCGATCAACGGAGGCAAAGCGCATGCAGTTTGTTCGCAGGCCAAAGGATTCTTGTGCGCAGTCCATGCGAACGGAAAGCGAACACCATGCGCAGCTAGATAAGAATAGAATAGATAATACCCCTATAGTCCCCAATGGGGACATGGAATTGGTCATGGAATGTGAACCAACTCCAGAAGCATCGGACCCTATCCTGACTCGCTTCCGAGACCTCTTCCACATCCGTCCTGAGACACCTCTGGACCTTTCCTCCACCCGTGCTTGGCAGAAAAATAAAAAGGCGGCGGCGGCCGTGAGCGAGAAGGACTGGTCGTTCCTGGAGTGGGCCTACCGGCAAAAAGAAGGATCGGCCGCGCAGTATCGCCGCAAGGATTTGGCCACCCTGCTGAACAACATCCTCGCCGAGGTGACTCGTGCCCGGGAGTGGGCAGGGCGAGAGGGCGTGAACCCCTCGGCGGCTCCCTCTGTATACGCGGAACCTAAAGGTTGGCAAGACATTGTGACCTCCGAATACCCTGAAGTAAATCTTTCCACTTGGGCCAACCTCCCTGAGTCGATGAAAGCCTGGGTGCGGGAAAAATACCGCTCCCAGCAAGCCGCATAAAAACAAAAACACCAACATGATAAGCATTATTGAAAAACTGGAAAATACATCCTCCATCTGTGTCGTGATCCGCCACAACGAGAAGTGCGAGAACGACTTCCTGCGCTGGCAGGTCGGAACCTACGAGAGCCGCCCCATGGATGACCCCATCTACGCCCCCATGACGCATCCCGACGGCACGCCTGTCGTGAAAGAGGATGGCACAGGGCTGTTTTGCCTCCTCGGCCATGAGGTGAACCCTGTCGCTACCTGCCAAGTCTTCCATCTCCTCGGCTTCGGATCGACGCTGCGCAAAGCACGCTTCATGGCATCCCTCAAGCTGCCTGCTTCCAAATGAAAAACACCCTGCCCGAAAACATCCTCGCCGAAAAAGCCGTGGTCGGAGCGGCGATCACCGATGGCCGCACGGCCGATAGCGTGCTGGAGGCGCTCACGCCTGAGCAGTTTGTCCTGCCTGCGCACCAGAGCATGATGTCCGCCATTGCCTCCATGCGGCAGTCCGCGCGGCCGGTGGACCTCATCCTCCTCACGACCGAGTTGGAAAAGCTCGGTCTGCTCGAGGAGGTGGGCGGCTACGGTTATGTCACCGAACTCGTCCAAGAGGTTTCCGTGACGCTGAACTGGCGTTACTACGCGGCCGAGGTGCTCGATGTGTGGAAACGCCGTGCCATGCGCCAAGCCGCCATCGCCATGGCCGAGGCCGCCAGCGACCCTGCACTCACCACAGAGGATGCCCAAGAACGCTGCGAGCAGGCCCTCTACGCCCTCCGAGACCACACAACAAGGGAAAACCCCGTGGCGCACTGCAAAACGGCTGTAATGGCCGCCGTGGACCATATCGAAAAAGTCCACCGCAATCGCGGCGAGACCGTCGGCCTCGCCACCGGCATCCACGATTTGGACCGCTCGACCAGCGGATTCCTCGGGGGGCAGATGATCGTCATCGCCGCCCGCCCCGCCTGTGGCAAATCTGCGCTTGGCATGCAGATAGCCCTGCACGCCGCGCTTGCCAGCAACGTGCCCACGCTCGTCTTCTCGGTCGAAATGCCCAGCACCGAGCTCATGGTTCGCGCCATCTGCTCCGAGGCCGGGGTCGATCTCCAGCGTGTGCGGGACGGTTTCTTCAAAGCGCAGGACATGAATACCGTGTCCTCTGCGGCCATACGGCTTACGAAGGCTCCGCTCTACCTCGATGACACGCCAGGCCTCACCGTCGCGCAGTTCCGCAGCCGCGCCCGCCGGGCAAAGACCGCCTACGGCCTCGGCCTCATCGTCGTCGATTATCTGCAATTCATGCACGGCTCCTCCAAGCGGGCCAATGAGAGCCGGGCGCTGGAAGTCAGCGAGATCAGCAAAGCCATCAAGACCGTCGCCAAGGAGCTCAACCTGCCCATCATCGCACTCGCACAGCTGAACCGCGACGCCGACGAAGGCAGCAAGCCCAAGCTCTCAAACCTCCGCGAGAGCGGCAGCATCGAGCAAGACGCCGACACCGTGCTCCTCATCCATCGCCTGGACAAAAACAAAAAACGCGGCGAGGAAGACGAACCCATGGAGCACAACACCTTGCTCATCGTCGCCAAGCAACGCAACGGCCCCACGCCCGAGATCAAACTCAACTTCGTCGGCCAACAAACTACCTTCCATAATGTGACCGAGAAGGCTTACAGCAACAACCAGAGCGAGAGGCAAAAGTAAACACCATGAGCATCAGCCACACATCCACCTGCACCAAGACCGAATACCACTTTGAGCTCACCTCAAATCGAACCTCCTCAAAGTGTCCGGACACTTTGGGTAAAGTGGTCATTACCTTTGAAAACGGCAAATTTTCTCGGTGCGATTTCCCGTTCAAAGGCACCTACACCCGCGAGCAGTGGGCGATGCTGGCAGAGATCGAGAGCGAGATTCACCGCATCGAGCTCAGTCTTTTGAAATGAGAGACTCGGTAAGCCGTGAGTGCCAGTCGGTGAGAGCCACGCAAGGCGGCCGCAGTCTGAACGGAATATTTGCGGATGGCTCAAAAGTATAGATGACCTCTCTCTGAAT